GGGAAAGACAGTGCTTAACAAGGGCGGGGGGGCGCGCGCCAAAAAACCGCCCCCCTCGTCTCCCGCTTGTGCATGGCGGGGGGGAGGGGGGCGGTTCTATGAGTACGCTTGCGCGCTATTCAGTTGTGAGACAGGGGGAGGGGTGCCACCCCCGCCGTCGTCCGTCACGGTATCACTACACCCACGTATCTTCCAGGGTCGGAGTCTCCCCGCACCTGGAGCAGGGGCCAGTGAGTGCAGAGTGGTAGCCCACCCGGCACAGCCACGCCAGCCAGCGCCGCCTCACAGGTTCTCCCCGTCGAACACAGGGCCAGGCGGGGGGCCTATGATCCCCTCGGCCAGGCGTTCGCCCAGCGCCTCAAGCCGGGCGTGGTGGCCCGCCCCCCGGTTGACGTGGAGCCCAGCGCCCAGGCTGTATGACTCCACCCGCTCACGCTCGGTACGCACGGCAACCAGGAGACTCAGGGCTTCGTCCTCGGTCAGTGTCAGGGTGATCATGCCTGTACCTCCAGGGCCTGGGTGATCAGGGCCAGCGCGGCATCCAGGTCATCCATGAGGGCCCGGCCATTGGGGTCAGCTTCCAGGCTCGGGTCACCCATGACGGATTCAGCGAACGCGTCGAGCGCAATGACCACAGCCTCACCCTGGGCGCGGGTCATGGTCACCCGGATCATGTTCCGGCGTAGCTCCTGGGCACGCGCGGCCATAGCTCGGTCCTGGTCGGTCCATCCTGTGCTCATGCTGCCGTCTCCTTCTTCGGCGCGTAGCGCTGGAACGCCGCCGACTTCGTAACGCCCAGGGCTTCCCCGATCCCGGTCCAGTTGGCGTCCCGCTCGATCAGGCCGTGGACCGCTTCCCGGATCGCACCCTCCAGCGCGCCGCGCACGGCGGCCAGCCTGGTCAGGTCGTACTCGGTGCCCTGGGTGGCGACCCGGCGACCTTCGCTGATCACGACACGGATCACGGCGTCACCATCCCAGGGTCGGGGCGGGCTGGCCTGGCGTGCCGCCTTCCGGGCGCGTTCTTCCTCCCGTAGTCGTGTCTTGTGATCCCGGCCGGTCGCGCTCTCACACGCACGCTTACCGGATGCCCCGCATGTGGGGCATGTGATGATGTCACTGCTCATGGGTGTTATCCTTCCCTCCAAGTGGCTTTCTGCCGTTTAGAATCCTAAACGATTCCGGCCCTTCCCGCCATTCTGTCCAGCTAAACGGCTGTGGGGCATCCTGCGCGGTTATACCCCCGGAACGGATCGTTGGGTCATATCGGGGTAGACAAGCCAGACGCGGGCCTTCTAGGGCCGCTGAGAGAGTCCCCAGTCATAGCCTGGATTTCCGGGTGGTCTGTGTCCCTCATATGGGGGACATTAGCCCCAGGGGGCTTCCATCTACCATCCCAGGACGGGACATCATCCCCCCGATCCCAGCCCTTGAACCAGGCGTTGATCGCCGCCACTTCGCGCCGGGTGTCCCGGCCCCGGTCAAGGGCGCGCTGGATACAGACCTTCTCTGGGGGAGCGAGCATGAACGCGTGAGTGGCCCCGGTGTCGGCAATCGAGCGCCGCCTGGCCGTGCGGGTCATGCCGCGCCGGATCACGACGGCGCGCGCCTGGGGCTGGTCGCGGAGCCTGGCAATCCCAGCCAGGAATGCCGCCTCACTGTCGCCCCAGCGTTCGTCGTCCCGGTCGTAGACCTCCAGCCCCAGGGCGCGGGCAACGGTGGACTTCCCGGCCGCCGTGGGCCCGAACAGAACGACCACGACCCGGCTGGAGGTATCGACCGGCTCGGGGCTGTCGCCGTACCAGGAGGACAAGGGGGCCCCGGTCGGGATGGGCGCGGGGTCGGTGCGGAAAGGGTTGTCCTGGTTGAGCTTGCGAGTATTACAGGGGGTGCAGCATGGTCTTAAATTTTCGTCTCGGTCGGTGCCGCCCCTGGATCGGGCTATGACGTGATCGGCGGCCGTGGCTTCGTCGCCGCACATGTAGCACGTCCGGCCCTGGGTGGAGAGAACGTGCTGGGTGATCTGGGTTGCATAACGACCTTCCCAACATCTGAGCCCGGCCAGGTGCCTACGCTTACACTTGGGGCAGAACGGGACGTGTGGATGTTGCAGACTCTCGGGGCGCATAGGGGCGGCCTTCACTCCGAGACAAGACTGGCCGCCAGGTTGCCGGGGGCGTTCCGGTCCTGGCGGTCAGCTTTGACCGGCGCGAGCTTCGCCCGCTCCGGGCTTGTGGACACGAACCAATGCATGGGCATTGCTCCGGGAGCAAACTCCAAGTCCCACAGGCCGCGATACATGCGCCGGACATCCACCCAGCGCCGGACGGTCGAATGGTCGAGCAGTTCCAGCCGGTACTCGGTGCGGTCACAGTTGATGATCTGGGACGTGAGCCCCAGGGCTTCGCGGATCGGCGTCTCCAGGTCGGTGAGCCAGAGCAGCCCACCGGGGGAGAGGGGCTGGAGGGTCACATATCCGTAGGGGTCGGGGCGCATTTTCGCCAGGGAGTGGGCACAGGTGTAGTGATACAGGCTCATGCTCCGATCCGCTCCCAGGTGCGAACGTTGCGGATGACGGCCCGGCCGTCGTTCAGCCAGTCGAGCGCCGCCAGGGCGGAGACGCTGCCCTCCCAGTACATGACGCGGACAAGCCGAATCTGTGCGGCCCCGCGCTCAAGCTCTACCCGGATCGGGCCCAGGTGGTGCCGGGCTTCCTGGAGGAACTGGACGGCAAGCTCACCCAGTTCGGCGTAAAGCTCCCGGTGGATCACTTCGTCTGGAATCATCACCACTGCTCCAGGAACAACGGCTGGCCCTCGGTGACGAAATCCTGGACCTGGGCCGGGGTGCCCTTGAGGATGAACACACACTCAAACCGGCACATTGCCGTCCCCTGACTGTTCCAGGGCGTGAGCATGAGCGAGTCCACGACCATGTGCGCGGAGTCGATGCCCAGGGCACGGACGATAGCGGCCGACACTTCCGGCGTCGGCCGGATACGCTTGCCCAGCGCGGCATCCTGCACAATCGTGACCCTAGGGCAAGCCACCGACATGTTCTAGCCTTGAACTAGGGGTGGACAAGGATGTATACTCCCGATTTGCCACGTACGTGCCAACCGTGCGATAATAGAGGGGTAGGGCCAGGGTGGCCCGGCACGGAGGGAAAACCATGAACGCGGAAACAGACATCACTACCCCCCTGGTCAAGGCTTTCGCCTTCGCCTGGGCGGCAATCCAAAAGAACGTCCCGGACGTTCCCAACGTGGTCATCACGCTCGGGGGCGGCCGGAAGCATGAGGGCCTGGTCCTCGGTCACTTCGCCCCGCACCGTTGGGCGCGTGGTGAGGACACGATCCACGAACTGTTCGTGGGCGGGGAGGGCCTGGAGCGTGGAGCCAAGGCCGTCATGGGCACGCTCCTGCATGAGGCGGCCCACGGCGCGGCAATCGCCCGCAACGTCAACGATGTGTCACGCGGGGGCCGCTACCACAACGGCACGTTCAAGGAAATCGGGGAGGAACTGGGTATCTCGCTCACGTACTCCAAGAGCCTCGGCTGGTCCACGACTGAGCTAACGGAAGCGGGAGAAAAGCGCTACGCCACGGCAATCCGCCGCCTGGACGCCGCAATCGTCGCGTTCCGGCGTGACCCGGCCCTCCAGGTTCCGGGGCTCCTGCCGGGCGGCCTGGGCGGCCTGGGCACCATCCCGATCCCCAAGGGCTGGGGCCGGTCAAGCTCGAACAACGGCGTGACGCTGCTGTGCGAGTGCGAGAAACCCCGCCGCATCCGCGTGTCCGTCATGGTCGCGGACGGCGGCCCGATCACCTGCGGAGTCTGCAAGGCCGACTTTCAGGAACGCTAACCGATAGCCCCCGCATCACTGCGGGGGCTATCCCTGCGTTGGCACGTACGTGCCAACGTGTGCTAGAATAGAGGGGCGGGTCAAGGCGACCCGCTCAACGGAGGGAAACCGAATGGCAATCAAAGCGAACTGCGACATCTGCGAGTCTGGCGGGGTCAAGCGCCCGGCCGTCGTGGATCAGGCCACGAACCTACGCGGCCCTGGTCGCGCCGGGCCCTGGGCCTACATGTGCGAGGAACACAGCGCACGCCTGGGCGTCGGCCCAGCTACCATCCTGGCGAACGTCGGGGAGCCCAAGGGGCGTGACCTGATCTAATGCGCTGGCTTGGCCGACTGGTCTGGGCGGTGATCCGCTGGACCGTGTACGCCGTGGCGTTCGCGGTCCTGCTGGCCGCTGTGATCGCACTCTCAATCGCCGGGTTTATCCTGGTCACAAGCGCAATCCGCGCACAAAATCGGAGGGAAATCTAATGAATGAATCAACGTCAGTCCGCGAGGAATGGGACACGGACGCGCTACGCCGGGACTTCGAGGTAATCGGCTTCCTGGCCCCATACGTGGCCGTCAGGCGCAAGGCCGATGGGGTCGTGGGGTCGCTCCAGTTCACACACTCCCCGCGCGTCTACTTCGGCTTCGTGGCCGACACGGCCCAGGTGATCGCGTGAACGCCCGGCGTATCGTGTTCGTCCCGGTGGAGGGCGAGCCCCAGGAGGTCGTCGTGGAGGGCCCAGACGGGCTCCTGGGCGAAAAGCTCCATGAACTGGTCCAGGGCTATTTCGAGTGCATCCCGCTCGATCAGACCGGGCTCAGCATGTGGCTCAACGATGAGGGGAAGCTCAACGGGATGTCCTGGAATCCGCGCGGTCAACTCGCGTGGGACGCCGCGTTTGGGCAGGGGACGGACACCATCTGGGGGCCCGTCGTATTCACCGGGGGCGCGAGCCCGGAGGGCTACACCTTGGGCCTGTCCGTTGCTCAGTTCGCCCGGCTGGGCGTGCTCCTGGCTGGCGGCAAGCTAGGCTAACCAGGCTGCTGAGCGCGGCAAACAGAAACCCCCCGGCGTGAGCCGGGGGGTTTCCGTGCGCTCGGAGGGAATTTCCTTGTGCGCCGTCCAGTCTAACTCAGCGCCAGACGCGGATTTCCACCTGGAGCCCGGTGGACGCGTAGAGGGCCGCGAGCTTCCCCACGGTGATCTTGGGGTTGAGGCTGTCCAGGTCCACGGTCCACGAGTCGGCGGAGTCGATGAACTCCCGCCCGGCGTGCTGCCGGATCGGCGTGGCTACCGGCTCGGCAACCGGTTCGCTAAGCGTCTCGCTAGGCGTCTGGGTAAGCGCGCCGCTTGACTCGGGTTCCTCGGGGATGTCGGGGATGGTGTCGGCGGGGGCCTTCGGATCGACCGGGGGATGCCAGACGAACGAACGCCGGGAATTGGTTGGCTTGTAGTCGTGCCACCATCCCAGGGCGACCATCGTGTGGGCGATTGTGGCGGAGCCCATCCCGGTCACCCTGGCAATATCGACGGTCGTGACCGTCTCGGGGTTCAGGTCGGCCAGGGCTTGGGTGACCTTCTCAATGGACGATTTCAGCGGGGGCTTGGTCCGCTTCGCCTTCGTCTGGTAGTCGCCCGGCCACTCCAGGCCGTGCGCTCGCACGTTGGCCCGGAAATTGCGGGTGGCTCTCCAGTCTGATTGCGTCCAATGGATCGTGTACGTGCTGGAGTCGGGGAAACGGAACAGTAGCCCCTTGGTTGTGCGGGTGACCGTCACACCTTGGGGCTCTAGGTAGTTGATTAGGCGGACGTGTTCCTGGGTTAGACCGGCCATTGGGGGGCGTTCCCTTCGGTTAGGTGGATGTTATCGGCACCTTAGCACGGTCTACCCCCATGCGGGGAGCTGGCACGTAAGCGTCAAGGCGTGTCGTAGTCGTTACCACGTACGTGACAGTAAGAGGGCACGCTCACGCTGGGCTCCGGTGACTCTCCACTCCCCAGCTTGCCGACCACGCTAGGTCTTGTGGCCGCACGCGTAGCAAAATCCCTCGGGGTCGGGGGCGTGGCGACCCGTCCGGGTCGCCTCGCACGCGGTTAAGAACGTAAGTTCTGAGATTAACGGGGGGGTAGAGAGGTTGGGGGGGCTTGATGTCCTCACCTGTGAATAACTCGGGGGCTGGGCGAGCGATTCGAGCCGATCCGATCCGGGCCGTTCGCGGCCCAGATAGTCGTAGCTGCCACTGCACTCGCACTCCCGGATCAGCACGCGATAGCGGTTGGTGAACCATCCAGACGGGCCCTGCACGCCGCGCCCAGGGAGGACGACAAGCATCCCGGCGTCCCGGAGCCAGGTGATTGCCCGGCGCACCTGGCGGACGGACGCGCTCACCATCTGGCTCAGGCGCTTCTGCGACATCCAGACTTCGTGATCTGCGTTGGCGTGCTCCAGGAGGACGCCCAGGAGGGCATTGGCCGCGTGAGAGCGGGTGTGGATGTCCGCGTGTTCCTGGAGCCAATGGGTGCGCTGGTTGCGGTTCGGCCGGTTCAGGTAGACGCGGCCAGCGGTGCGCCTGGCCCAGAAACGCCAGTGAGAGACGCGAGCCGGGCCGGGGAAGCTTACCGGCAGGAGGGGCGTGGACGGCCTGGCGTGTCCTAACGTGACCTGCTCGGCGTTAGTGGCTATAGTGGTCATCGACGGTTTCCAATCTTCTTTAGTCGGCGGAGAGGAACTGGAGGGTCGGGAGCGTTCAACTCCCGGCCCTTATTTCGTTTCTTCCGGTGGAATCCTCCCCGGATATGCCCCGCGCGCCGGGTAGGCGCGCGGGTCTACTGGTTTAAAGGGGGAGGGACGACGGCCGCCGCGAACCATCCGGCCGTCGTCCCTCGTCTAGAGCGCCTGGGAGTGGTCCTCCCTCGGCGGAGCGCTAGGCTCAGGCTCAGGGGCATCCTGGGGGGCCGGGGTCGGCTCCGGTTCGGGTGCCGGGGTCGGCTCGGGCGGGGCAAATGCGGCCTGCATTTTCTGCCCCGCTTCGACCATTGCCGCCGCCGCCGCCTGCATGGCGGAGACTTCCGGGGTTGGTTCGTCGGTCATCATTTCTCCTTCTGTTAGTGGCTCATAAGCTCGGCACGACCGGCCGGGGCGTCATTGTCGAAATTGTCCACACGGCGGCCCCGGTTCACGGTGCGGCCGGTGTCGCGCTCGGCAAGCTGCATTGCTTCCTTGATCGACCCGGCTTCGACCTGGAGCACGCTCCCGTCGTTCATCTGGAATCCGTAGACGGGAAGCTCAGCGGTCACGGTTCCACCGGCTCAGGCTTGGGCTCGGGGGACGTGCCGGGCCGGTAGATCGGTACGGGCTCGGCTTCCTCGGTGCGCCGACGACGGCCGCCGCCGCTGCCGACCACGCGGGTGAGTCCCACGGCCACGCCGATGAACGCGAGCCCACCGGCCACCAGGAACTTTTCCAGGGTGACAAGATCGACGGCGGCAATGTTCGGCAGGAACGCCACCATGAACGGCACGACCAGGAGGGCCAGGAGGATCAGCAACAGTCCAGCCCCGCCGACCACGTACTGGGCCGTAGAGACGCCAGCGGGGGCCGACTGGGCACCGGATGACGGGGAGGGGTTATTGGTCGCTGAGCGCTTGCTGGCGACTTCCTGGAGCTTGTTCCACATGAGCCCGTCCGGGGCCCATACCCATTTCGAGTCGTCGGCCGGGACCGCGCCGACTGCTATCAGGGAGTTGACCTGATCCATGTTGGTCAGGACGGTGAAACTGCCGTCCGAACCGGCGAGCCCCAGCGAACCGTTGGGGTGGTGGATGATGTTGCTCATATCGTCTCCAATCGGGGAGGGGGTCGGGCTGGGGGTCGAGCTGCCCTGGGCGCGCATGATCGCGTCGAAATCGACGTTGCCGTTGTTGCCGTAGCCCTGGGCGTGGTTGTAGCGGAAACTGATGTGGAGGTGTGCGCCGTAGTAGTAGTTATCGCCGTACCCGGATGCCCCGGAGACGCCGATCTGGTAGCCCTGGCCGACCCACTGGCCGACGTTGACGCCGACAGACGCCAGGTGCAGATAGTCGGCCCCGCTGCCGTCGTCATGGTTGACGTGGATGGTGCGACCGCCGCCGCCGCCCGGATCGTTGCTGGCGTCGGTGACGGTCCCGGCCGCGACCGCCCAGACGGCCGATCCGTAGCTGGACACGTAATCGGTGCCGGGGTTCACGCTGCCCCGGTTTACGTGGTCCTGGAAATCGTCAGAGACGCCGTGCGCGGCTGTGGGGTAAATGTAGGTGGTCATGCTTCCTCCCCGGTCGGCAGAGTGTTGTCGAGAACATCCGGGGGAAGCTCGGGGGCGGGCTGCGTCTCGGCGGACGGAGCGCTCACGATCACTTCCCACTGCAAGTTCGTGAACGTCACGGCGTTGGCTACGTTCGCCCAGGCGGTCAGGGTCATCTCAAACGTTTCGTCCGCCGCCGCCGTGTACGGGCAGACATAGACACAGGACTGCGTGGTGGAGCCCGTCACCCACGGAATCGCGTAGGTGCCATTGGTGAAAACCGCCGCCGCGTCTTTCAGCATCCGGAGCGTGGCCGTGCGCGCGGCACCCGACACGGAGTTGTTCAGGTTGGCGGTCGCCCGGAATATGACCGTCTGCCCGGCCTTGAGACTGATACTGAACGCGGAGTTGGGGACCACCCCGGAGTTGACCGCGAGGGTCATGGTGACCGGCGTGAACTTGTAGAACAGAATGCGGCCGGGGTCGAGCGCTTCGGCCAGGGCGCGGATCGCATCCGCGCCCTCGCTGATCGGGTCGGTCGGGTCCGGGTAGGGGAGCCCGCCGTCCGTGACGCCGCCGCGCCCCAGTTCGCTGTAGCGGGTGATCGCTTCGTCCATGAGGGCCGTGGCTTCGTCGCCGGGGGGAGCTTCCCGGAGTCGGCGGAAGATTGACTCCAGGATCGGGTCGGGGGCGGTGATGGGCATGATTCTCCTATCCAGTAGTGGGCGGCGCGGAGACGCCGATCAGGTCGAGCCAGGAGAGCCCCTGGAAGCTTGTCCACGGCCAGGTCGGGTCCACCTGATCCCAGGACACGGACGCCCCGGAGCCCCCGGAAGATCCGGTCAACTCCAGCCACCAATTGCCGCCCTCAAAGGTGTAGGTGCCGCCTTCGATGTAGACGACGACGGCCCCCGATACCGGCACCCAGGGCGGAAGCTCGGTGATGGAGAGGGAGTGCCCGATCCGCACCGTGCCGTCCAGGAGGTCGAGCGCGGCGACCGTCTCGGCCTGGGTCAGTTCGTCCTCATACCGGATCGCCCAGGTGATCCCGGAGAGACGCCACTCATGGGCGTGCTGGGACGCCATGATCCCGGTGGCAACCTCGGCCGCGTCGGCGGAGGAAATCAACTGGGTGGACAGAGAGAAACCCCGCTGGCCCAACTCCGTCTCCAGGGCCCGGTCGATGACGACGTGATGCCGCTCCGTGGTCGTCGGCTTGCCTTCGTCGTCCACGCCCTGCTCCAGCCAGGTCACGTCCGCGCGGGTGGCAACGTCGGCCACGTCCTGGTCCCAGGAAATCGGGTCCGCCAGGACGTTATGCGCCGTCAGCCGGATCGCTTCCTCGGCGTTCGGATTCGCCGCAACGTACGCCTGGCCGTCGTCGCCCATCTGGAGCCAGTAGAGGGCCGCCCGGTTGCGGGGGTCTTCGATCCAGTAATAGTCCCCAGGCGGGTCGTGGACGGCCGCCCAGGCGACCGCGCCGACCGACGCGGCAAGCTCGGAAATGAGCCCGGCCGCGCCCTGGGAATCCACGTCCCGGTAGCTCACGAGCGTTTCTGCCACGCTCGGGTCCACCCTGGCGACCACTCCGGTGCCGGAAAGCGCCAAAATCTTGTCTGTGCGGGATTCTAAGCTCTCCACCGGCCACGGTTCGTCCCCGATTCTCACGTTCGAGAGGTCGGCGGTGAAATCCTTGGCCGTGACGTTCACCTGGGTCGAGCCCCCGGCCAGGTGGTACTTATAGGACGCTTCCATGTCGGTGATCCGGCCCCGGAAAACCAGGACCGATCTGTCTGTCCCCTCGGCCGGTGCCGACACGGCCAGGTTGTCAACGTAGCCCTGGGCCTGGTCAAGCCAGGTGCCCGCCTGGTCGGCCCAGGTGTCCGCCGTCTCGGCCCAGGCGAGCCCCAGCCGGGAGAACGTCACCTGGAGCCCGATCCACCGGCCGGACTGTTCAATGGGAATATCCGCCAGGATCAGGTCCACCCAGTCAGCCACGCCGGGCGCATCCAGGATCGGCCCAAATGGCACGTACGTGCCAGCGGTGCCGTCCGGGGACGTGAACGCCACGGCCTGGAGGTACACCCTGGAGGGGAGCAGCGCCCACACGCTGGCGGACGCCTGCCAGGTCTGGCCGTGTGAGGTCCGGGGAATCTGGTCCCAGGCGGTCGGGTCGCTGGAGAACGGAGCCGGGGGGAAGATCGCCCAGGATTCCAGGGTGGCGTCGGTCGCCTTGAACTTCGCCGCCTGGTTGCCGCCAGAGACTTCCTGGGACGTGGACGCGTTGGGAGCGCCGGTCCAGCGATAGTCGAGCGGGGGCGCGTCCGGGGAATTGCCGTCAAAGTAGGGGGTAGCGGCCGGGGCCTTCTCGATCAGCACATTGTCGAAATGGACGCCCTCGGGGGCTCCGAAAATCGCCGCAATCACGCCGGTAGCTCCCACGCCCAACGGGCCGATGGACACGGCGAACCGGGCCGGGGCGGGCTGGTTCAGGGGGAGGGGCGTCTGCTTCGAGCCCACGAGTGTGCCGCCCGACTGGCCCAGGTGGAGCCGGGGGGTGCCGGTGACCGGGCCGTCCGTCCGGTAGTCCAGGGACAGGGTGTAAATGTCGCCTTCGACCGCTGGCGGGAACGGCTGGGAGTAGACATCCCCGCCGATGATGAATCCATCCGCCGTCCCACTGATCGGGTCGATGGTGTTGCGCTCCAGGATCGCGCCGCCTTCGAGACGCCACCCGGCCAGGTCTTTCTCGAAATTGGGGTTGGTCGCGTAGTTCGTGCGGGTGAGCGTGCCAGGGGCCGTCTCGGTGACGGTGAGGGCGGCAACGTTCGAGCGGATCGACGGCGGGACGGAGCCCACCGGCAAGCTCTCAAAATCGCCGTCCGTCAGAACGTTGCCGCTGTCGCCGCCAGGAATCCGGCCGCTGGCGGTCACGTCGATGGTGCGGCCGACCGTGAGCGAGCGGAGGAAATCGCCGCCGCCTTCCTTCTGGAGGAACGTCAGCCCCAGGGATGCCGGGTCCGGCTGGTCAATCGCGGTCGCCCGGCCCCAGTCCACTTTCAGCCCCTCCAGGACTGTCACCTTCTGGTCGTAGAACTCGGCGGCCGTGGACGCCATGAGGGTGCCGTCCAGGAACACGTCGGCGCGGATGTGTGTCTCGGTCATGGGCGGACATTCTGGACGGAGACGCCGCGCTCACGGCGGTCGAGCTTGAGCAATTCGTGGCGGATCGACCGGGCGATTTCGTCGCCCCGATAGGGCACCTGGACGTAGACCTGGACGGCGGCCTGGGGAACGGCCGTCATCACGGTCGCACCGTACGCGGAGGGCGTTGCCACGTACGTGTAAGAGCCCGGCATGGGTGCGCCCAGGCTTGCCATTTTGCCGCCGATGGACGACAGGAACGCCGGGGGCTTGAGCCGGGAAAACCATCCGATCAAGTCCTGCACCCAGCCGACCACGCCCGAAATGGCGTCCGCTATGCCGTTGAAAACCCCGGCCACGGCTTTCAGGCCGCCGCCCAGGAGGGTCGAAATCGCGGACGCGAGAGCCCCGGCCAGGAGAGAGGCGAGCTTGATAATCGGGTTGAGCAGCGGCATGAGGGCCCCCAGCAATCCGGCCAGGGCGGAGACGATCTGGAGGATGGGCGCTATGACGGGAATCAGGCTGGTCAAAAGCTGGCCCAAAACGGGAATGAACGGGCCCAGGGCGGAAGCTATCAGGGTGACGACGGCGGACACCAATTGCATAACAACTGGTATCCAGGGCGTGATCGCGGCGACGACCATGTTGATAATCGTGACCAGGGGCGGCAATATGGCGCTGATCAGGGGTTCTAGTAAGGCGAGCAGGGGAGCGAACGCCTCGGCCAGTCCGGCCACGGCGGGCATGAGGGCGGTGATCGCCGCCGCCAGGGGCGGGAGCAGCGCCATTGCGATTTCCGCCAGGATCGGCGCGAGCACGGCGAGCACGTCGGCCGCCAGGGACGCGAAAATCGGGAGCAGCGGGGCCAGGGCACCCAGGACGGTGACGAGCGCGCCGCCCATGTCCTTGAGGGCAGACGAAATGATCGGGAGGACGGGTGCGAACGCGTCGAACGCCTGGGCGAGCGCGGAGCCGAACATCTGCTGGAGCTCGGGGCTCAGGAGGATCAGACCGGCAATCGCACCGGCCACCATGCCGATGGGCCCGGAGAGTCCCTTGAACAGATTTCCGAGAACCGGGATGTCTTTCAGGATGCCGCCGCCGACGAACGCGGCCAGGGCCCCGGTGATCGCGCCCAGCGCCGGGGCCAGGTCGGCAAGGCCGCCCACCCATCCGGCAATGTCGGTCTGGGTGAGCCCGGCCAGGCCGTCACTGATGCCCTTGAGGGAGTCGGTGACCCACTGGAACGCCGGGCCGAACGCGCTCATGATCCATCCGCTGATCTCGGAAAATACGGGCTTGAGCCCGGTCAGCCCAGAGTTGATGTCCTGCAACCAGGTGACCGCCATGCCGCCGCCCGACGCGGAAATGAACGGTTCAGCGAGGATCGCGCCAAGCTGCTTTTTCCGTGCGCCGAACGACTGGACCACGCCGTCCCAGTTCTGTTTGATGCCCTCGGCGGCACCCTTGAAAGACATCTCCATGCCCTTCGCCATTGCGTCGATGGCTTCGGCGGCCGGGATGGTGCCAGCGGTGATTTCTTCCTTGATCTGCTGGCCGGACTTGCCCATTGCCTTCCCGATCATTCCGGCCGCATCCACACCCTGATTCCCCATCCGGGTCAGGTCCATGCCGGTGATCTTTCCGGTAGCGGAAATATCGGACATGATGCTGATGATCTTTTCCATCTCGTCCGAGCTACCACCGGCCGCCGCAACGGCGTCCTGGACCGCCCCCAGGATCGGGACGACCTTCTTGGATTCGATGCCGAACGCGAGCATCTGCTGAGACATCCTCAGCATGGCGTCCTTCGGGAACGGAGATTTGCCGGTGAACTTATACAGTTCATCGGTGAATGCCTTGGCGGCATCCTTCCCACCCAGCAACGTCTCGAACGCCACGTTTGCGTTCTGGGTGAGCGCGTTCATTGCCACGCCCGACTTGAAAATGTCGGTGGTGAGGGCGACCGCACCGGCCGCCCCGGCCGTCCACACGTTGGCGAACGCCTTGCCGGTGCCCTGGACCAACTTGGAAAAGCCGGACACGGTGGAGCCAGCCTGGGCAAGCGAGACTTTCAGCCCCGACTCGTCACCCTTCACCCTGACGATCAGGTTGGCCTGTCCGGTGGATGCCACGGTTCACGCTCCTTCGTCGTAGTCGGGGAAAAGGTCGGGGCGAACGTCCTGGAGCGCGAGCCACATGGCGTCCACTTCCATGCCTGTCAGGTCTGCAATGACGGAGACGGGCTGGGCGTAGAAATAGGCGAGCTTTGCAAGCTGGCGGAGCCGGTCCCGCTGGATGTCCCAGAGGGCTCCGATTCGCCAGTCGGCGCTTTTCCCAGTAGCTCAGTCGCGCGCTCCATGTACGGCGTGAGCGAGCCCAGGGGCAGGTCCAGGAACTCGTCCGGGGTGCGGGTGTCGCCGTCCTGGCGGGCCCCCCACCAGGCGAGCATTGCGCTCATGTGCATGGACTTGAACTCCGAGAGCGAGAGCCCCACGGCCAACTCCCAGTCGCCCAGTTCGCGGGACGTGAACGCGTCCCTGATCCGCGCGGGGTCAATCAGGTTGTCGTCCGGGTCCGGCTCGGGGGCCGGTTCAGTTTTCCTAGCCATTGTCTTTTCCTTCCCTAGTTCGCGGTCGGGAATCTTGACACGTAAGTGTCACGATTCTCAGGGCGTGCTGCTGGCTATCTGGTTGCACAAATCTTCGGCATCTGACACGTACGCGTCAACGCGTTCGGCTTCCGTCTCGGCCACGGCCCCGGTGACGAAATGCCGCCCAGGAACGGTGCGCCAGCCGGTGCGCCAGCCGAACTCCTGGGGGCGGCCGTAGCTCACGCCGACCGTGACCACGGACGCGCCGGGCTCGGTGGACGCGCTGATGGAGGACCGGAGACGGCCGGTGCGCCGGGGGGCGCGCTGCCGGGCGCGGGTGGCTATCAGTTCGGCCCCCCGCACCTGGGCGCGGTGGAACGTGGTCGAGCTACTGGCCGCCGCGCTGAACGCTGCCGCCAGGGGCTCGGCCCCGACCACTTCGATGCCAGACATGGCTCAGGCGTCCGCCTTGGCCTTGCTGCGGGCCGCGTCCGCCAGGGGCAGGTCTGCGGGCCAGGTGAAAACGGGCTCCCCGACCACGCCCCAGTCCGCGTCGCGGGTAATCCGCACCTTGACGTCTCCACCCAGCCCCAGGAACTTCACTTTGACCGTGCCGGTGACGGTCGGGGCCGTCTCCAGGTCGTTCGGAGTGAACGTGAACTCCTGCTCCGTGTCCCGGTTGGCGTAGCTCCACTGCTGGAGCGAGAGCGAGCCCACCGAATGGTCCTGGATTGCCGTAAAAGTGATGTGCCAGGGGCCCGCGTTCGTTTCGCCGCCGACCGTCTCCCCGCTCAACACGTTCGCCGTGTCCTCGGAATCTCCGTCCTGCTGCTCGATCACAAAGTTGGTCGTCTGCCCGGCCGCAACCATCGCGCTTGCGGTCGCGCCGAACTCCAAAGTTCCCTTCCACAGGCGGGAATCGTTCACAGTCATTTCTTGCTCCTAAACAGTTGTCAGAGTCGTCACGATGCATGGGAGCCCTTGTGCCCCCTGCGCCTGGAGGGTGTGCGTTTCCGGCTGTACCGACTGGATTTCGCCCAGCGGGTAGAGGGCGTCCATGATCGCGCCGATAAGGGGGTCGGCTTCGGTCACGGTCGCGTCCAGGTTCGCGTTGGGGAGCGTCACATGAACGTCCCAGGTCGTTTCGTCGCCGGTCATGGTCGCCGGGACCGTCTGCCGCCATTCCGGCCACCCCTGCCCAGGGACGGGCGTTCTGGGAGGGGTGACCAGGCCGGTGATGCCGTCGAGCTGGTCAAGCTGGGCGGCAATATCCTGGCGCGTGATTGGCATGATTCAGTCACCCCAGGACAGTGAGACGGTAGGGGCGCTCCAGGCGCTCAATCTCGGCGTCGAACTTCGGGAGCGTGCCGCCCCCGTATTCGCTGCCGACATCCAGAACGCCCAGCGGCAATGACATAGCGGCGACCTCCCTGCCCACCCGGCGATAGATCGCCTGGGTGAGAGGCGTCTCCCACGGATCGACCCGGCAGACCTGCTCCTGTGCGCGTGATTCGGCCGCCAGGACGCCGCCCAACTGGGCGTCATCCATCACGGTCGCCTGTATCCCGATCCAGGCGCGTACTTCGTCTAAGGTCGGCCGCTCGGCGGTCGCCGCCATGATCTGGGCCCCCTACTTGCTGGACTTGCTGCTGGCGGATTCGGCCAGGGCCTGGATCGGGAACGTGAGCGGGATGAACGTCTCCGGGGCGGTGTTCAGGAAAGCGCCGTCACCCGCGTAGCCCACGGTCGTGCCGTAGAGGGGCACGTCCGCGACCTGGAGCAGCCCGTCAACGTCCTCGTACCATTCCGCCAGGCGGGACGATCCGAGAATGGACGTGTTGACCGGGAAATACGGGTCCACGACGACCTTGAGCCCCAGCACGTTTCCGGTGGTCGATTCCGGGGTGAGGGACGGGAAGATCGGGGCACCGTTCGGGCTGTAGACGCCGCCCAGGCCGCCCCAGACATCCGTTGACACCCAGAGCGTGTCCGGGAGCGCGAGGGACTGATGGGCCGACAGGGCGACCCCTGCCGCCTCAAAGATCGCCCTGCTGATGTCGGCCGCCGCATACGACACGACCATGATCGGGGCCCCGGTGACGGATGCCACGAAATCAGCGACCGCCGACGCGTCCGTTTCGAGCGCGTACTGGACCGCGAAATCCTCGGCAATGATCTGCATGATTCCGGGGGTCGTGCGCCGGATGTCCTGGCGGGAAATGTCCACATGCCCGGCGAACGTGTCGGGTGCCACCGGGAGCTTGTCGATGATCATTTTCCGGCTGGCCGTCTCGGTTTTCTCAGCGGCCTGCTTGCCAATGGCGACATGCTGGGAAATCTTCGGCCGGTCGAACGAGCCGGACGCGGGAAGCGGACGGTTGGAAATCGACTGGATGAACGGGCGGGTGGAATCAATCAGGTTGACGACCGGGCCCAGGATCGGCCGGGGAATCAGGCCGGGGTTGTCGGCCGTGGTCTGGTCGGCCGTGGCGCGCTCGATCACCTGGGCCGCTTCCTGGTCGCCAGCGAGGGCGCGGGAGACGGTCACCATGTAGTCGCCCAGGGTCGGGAATGCTTCCCGGAGTACCTTCTGCGGGTCCACCGGCTCACGGTCCTGGATGGTGCGCTGGACCTGGGGCGTCTGGGGCACCTTCGCACGAACGGCGTTGACCTTCGCGCGGGTGACTTCCATTGCGCCGTAGCGGTCGATGTCGGCCTGGAGCTTGTCGGCGCGCGTCTGGTCGCGCTCGATTGCCTGGGTTTCCTCGGGGGTCGCGTCCCGGTTTTCCTCGGCCGCACGGTTGAGGATTTCGTCAATCCCTGCGGTGATGGTGTCAAAATCGGTGGTGAGCCGATCAAGGTAAGCGCTCATAAGCGGGGCCCTCCCGGTGCCCAGAGACAAGTAGTGGAAATGTCTCCAGGGCGCACCCAGAGACACGAATGTCTAAGGGGCCCGTCCCGATCCCGCGAGAGGTAGGGTTCCGCTCTGAGGCGGGTTTCCTTCTATCCTTCGTCGCCGGGGTTGTGTCCCGCTCACCCGTCGGCCCGTCCCGATCCCGCGAGAGGTAGGGTTCCGCTCGGTGGCGGGTTTCCTTCAATCCTTCGTCGCCGGGGTTGTGTCTCCGTGGTGGCAGGGCAAGCGTAAACCCCCCGCGTCCGGGGGGTCAAGGCTTTTCTGTCACGTACGCGTCACGGCATGTGACGCGTACGTGTCACGCTCCCTGTGTGTGCCGGGCGCGGATCATTTCCATGCGAGCCCTGGCCGCGTCCAGGATGGGCGTGGAGACGGTTTCGATGACCTCATGCTCCCGCGCTACCAGGACGCCCGCCCCGGCGTACTGGGGCCGATCTGTGGCCGCTACGTGTGACAATCCGCACGCCTCACGGATGTAGACCTCCCGGCCGTCCGGGAGCTTGTGAACGCGGGTCCGGTAGACGTGGGCGGATACGCTCCACTTCGTCAGTTCGCCATGCCGGGCCGCCTCGGCCTGGGGGTGCGAGCGGTCGAGCCGGAAACCCAGGAAAAGCCCGTCCCGCTGCTCCTGGATGTCCACACAGCGGCCCAGGTAGCGGTCGCCGTCGTCGCCAGTGTGGCCGACCATGAGGTTGACCCAGTGACCGCCGCGCCCGGCGTCCCTGGAGAACGCGCCCTGGGCGAACCGTTCCAGGTAGCGGGTGCGGCCGTCGTCGCTCACTTCCTGGTCCACGTCATACGGCACGGCCCGGCCGTAGACCGTCCACCCATCCCCGACGCTTTCGAGCAATTCGCCAGGGATGGAGCGCTCAATAATCAGTTCCGTCACGATCCTGCTCCCGTTCCGATCTGGAGGGCCGCTGCCGGGGCCGCGACCGCCTTCTGTGCATCCGCCACGTCGGCGCTGGTTGTGTTGACCTTCGGGGCCGCCCCCACCGTCACGTCCGCCATAGGCGGCCGGTTCAGGCTGGCGCGCGCTTCGTCCACCGTCAGGATTCCCGCTGTCACGTACGTCACAAGCATGTCGGCGGTCGCCTTCGAGTCGGCGCGCATCCTGGACGCGTAATCCCAGACAAGCTCCGTCCCGGAGGGGAGCAGCCACTTGGAAATCGTCTGAGCAAAGGGCTGGCCGAACCGGTCAACGGAGTCGCGGACGAAATCAATGTCCGCCGTCTCGATGTTCTGATAGGTCATCGTGGGCCCGGCCAATCCCAGTTTCCAGCCGGGGACGCCTACCACGTCGGCAATCATCTGGGCGTTCCAGGTGCGCGCTTCGACAAGCTGGGACTGCTGGGCGTTGCCCACGATGGGCTTGAGCTCGGTCCCGTTCGGGAAGATCACCGGCTCCCTGGTCGTGACGATCTGCCGCCACTTGAGTTTCAGGGCGTCCGCCTGGTCCTGGGTGGCCGCCTGGTTGGACATGATCACGGCGGGGGGCAGGGCCCCGGCCGCGAACACGTCACGGCTGTACCCCTCGGCCGCGACCGGCCCGGCCAGCCAATCGCCATACTGAGCGAGGACGCCCCGGCCCAGGATTTCGCCGGAACGGTTGCCGAACGGGACGTGGAAAATGTCGGCCGCGTCGAACGTTTCGCCGCCGATGACCCAGGCATACCATCCCGGCCGGGAGGGCTCGGTCATAATCCAGACTTCATCCGCCGCAATCGGCACGAGCCAGCCGGGGCGGCCGGTGCGCCAGTCCCGTTCCCCAGGGAGGGCGAAATGGTTGCCGTAGAGGATCGCGTCCTCGGCCACGCCCCACTTGTAGTGCCAGGGAGTTTGCAGCGGGT